AACAGGTTAGAGATGGTGGTTTTGATTTAGATAGATATTACTTACTAGAGAAGTGGGAGTATCAAGACCTTAATGATTCGTTGACTAGAGTAGAAACACAAATACAAAGTGTTAACAATAATATGTGGGAACTTAACGATTTAAAATCTCGACTAGCTTATTTAGAAGCAGCTGGTCATGGACATTAAATGCAGAACATATCTAGCTGACAATGACTATACTAATATAACTATATGTAACTGTAAGTATGGGAGTGAACACTGTGAAACTGCAAGTAGTTAGGACACAATTTGGTAAAGATGCAACTAATGGGATGCTGTTTATTGATGGTAAGTTTGAGTGTTATACTTTAGAGGACCAGTACCAAGCAGTAAAAGTTATGCACGAAACTTGCATACCAGAGGGTACATACAAACTTAAACTTCGGACAGTTGGAGGATTTAATTCACGTTACACCAAGAAATATCCTACCTGGCATCGTGGGATGTTGTGGCTACAAGATGTACCAGGGTTCGATTTTATATTAATTCACCAGGGTAACAACGATGAGCATACCAGTGGGTGTCTCATTGTAGGAAATTCACAACAAGACTTAGATGTAAACTTTAATGGTATGGTCGGCTCAAGTGCTAACGCTTACAAGAAACTCTATCCTAAAGTATCTGGTGCAATACTTAAAGGTGATGATGTCACCATAGAATATACAAAGATAAACCTTGATGGTGGAGATAACAAAGCTAAAGACCACATGATACTAGCTGATAGTGTATATGAAAAACTCCAAGAGATTAATGGGAATGTTATAAAAACTAATGCTATGATTAAAGGTAGATTAATAACATAGGAGTTATAAAATGAGTGAAGACCTTAAAGATATGCTTGAAAGAACTATATGGACTTTCATTGAAGCATTCCTCGGAGCTTTAGTTGTTGCGCCCTTGATATCTGTTGATGCAAATACATTAGAGTTAGCTGCATTAGCTGGTGGTGGAGCTGCACTTGCAGTAATCAAGACATACGCAAAGAATAAAATAACCTAAGAATTTCTTAACTTTTTTGTGTATAATAAACACAACAGGGAGGTTAATATAGTAAATATTCCAGAAGAATGGGGTAATAACTTTTACAAGTCTGGTTGGAAACCAGGTTATGATATCAGTGAAGCAACAGGAAATGGTGAACTTACTCATGTAGGTACTGACCCAAACTTCAGAGAAAAGTTTGATGAGATACTACGTGATTGGGGATTCGACCCAGAAAAATATGAGATAGATGGTTCAGTTCGTGCATCATCTTGGAACACACAGTTAAAAGGAGGTACAGTTGAGACCTTCTTTGCATTTAAAGGTGTAGTTAAAAAGAAAAATCCAGGTCAAGATAAATACTTTAAGGAGTTATTTAAACAAGCAAAGAAAAGACCACCGCTTAAACCTAAAACATTCGGAGGTGATACAGCATTCTGTTTCTTTATGAGTGACTGGCAGCTGGGCAAGAAGGACTATGGAGTTGAGAACACAATCAAAAGATATGACATAGCGCTGCAAGATGCAGTGAATAGAATCAAAGAGCTGCGTAAGTCTGGTGTAAAGATAGATGAGATTTACATGATAGGATTAGGTGACCTCACCGAAAACTGTACTCCTTTTTTCTACGAATCTCAACCACACAATGTTTCTTTAAATCTTATTGAGCAGTACGCATTAGCAAGAAGCATGATGATGAAAACTGTTGAGACATTCTTACCGCATGCTGATAAATTAATTTTGGCAGGAGCTCCAGGTAACCATGGTGAGGCATCCAGGACCAGCAAGGGTCAAGTTGCTACCAGTAGATTAGATAACACTGACACTATGCACCTTGAGATTTGTCGTGAGATAATGGCAGCTAATCCAGATAGGTATAAGAAGGTAGAAGTAATAATACCTAAAGGATTTCACCAAGTTATGACCATCAAAAATATACCTTGTGCTTGGACTCATGGACACATGTCTGGTGGCGGCGGGAACGCAGAAGCTAAGATAGAGAACTGGTGGAAAGGACAGATGTATGGATTCTTACCAGCTAAGGATGCACAGATACTTATTACTGCACACTACCATCACTTCAGAGCGAAGCAGCAGGGTGATAGGACTTGGTTCCAGGCACCTAGCTTAGATAAAAGCTTAGACTTCACAGCACGCAGCGGTCTCTGGTCCCATCCAGGTGTACTAACATTCACTATAAATAAAAAGGGCTGGGATAATTTAAAGATTGTATAAAGAAAACCTACACCAGGGCAATAGTGTAGGTCTCTTCTTACTTAGCTACGAAAGGAAGCTAAGTTAAATGTCTCCTCTGTTGCAGTCATAACATGTCTCTGTGTCACCATCTATAGGTTTTATATCTTTACATAGTTTGCAATAGAGTTCAGCAATGTTACCCATCGGACAAATTAAAGTCCTCTTCGGGGTCATTATGTTTATTAATCATAACTTTAGATACCATATCAAAAAACTCTGATGAGTTTATATCTATGGCTGGTCCATCGAATGGATTGTCTCTCTTTAATTTAGACATTCTCCTCCTCGTAATTACCAATAGGTTCTTGAAACTTAGGGTCACCATACGCATTGATTAAACCTATCAAGTATCCGCATACTTCATGGCTTACCTCTTGCTCAATAGTATCTGAATTAGTAACCATCAGCATAAGATTTCTAGCAATAGCATGGACCCTGGGATTGTTAACCTCCCACATAGGAGATTCTTTTATAGCATCTTCTATTAACATGTCCAATACCACGACTACTCCTCCTCTTGTACTGGTTTAACTTTACCTAATGTAATCTCAACAGCAGCCATAATACCTAGCAGCTGTAATGATTGGTCCTTCTGAATTATTGTATGCTCTTTAAATACTGGAGTACCTTCTTTGGTTTTCCTTGATAGTATCTCTTGCAGCAATTCTAAATCAGTCGCATCTTTTAATTGTGGCATATCTTCCTTTCCTTACTTGGACTCTGTGTACGTAAAAAGGTTACTCGGTGGTTCATACATATACATAGCAACTTGTCCACTGTGTTCGTGGTGCCACCATTCGTGGTCATTACATGGGCGACTATGTATTGTGTGTCCCATCCTTCTTAAGTCCCTTACTCTTTGTGAGTACGTAGGTATAAACATCCTCTGAAATGAGATAGCACATACCCAATCTCCGCCTACTTCACGTGTTGCTTTAAGCTCTTCTAATATCTTGCCAGCTTGCGAGTCTTTGGATGGCTCCTTGACTCGCTTCTGACTTAGTGCTGCTGAACTAGACATTCTTTAGTTTGTCTATCCAGGTTGAAGCATCTCCTTGTGTGCCTGTCCCGCTGTTAAGGAACTGCTTTGCCTCTGCAGCTAAATCATCTTTACCTTTATCAATAGCTTGATTGATTAAAGTCTCGATGAAATTTACTTGNCCANCACTNATTGGATTCTGCATCCATGGTCCTTCTGGTATCTCACCCATAGTCTCTTCTCCTACTACTACCACATCATCTGTGTTAGATTTTTCTATCTCTTGTACATCATTAAGATTTTCAATGATGCGGTTTACAACATCAGAGTTGCCTTCTCTTGCAGCGAACTCTTCCTTATGCTTCTTAATATAATCAGAAGCAACTGTTATAAATTCTTTTTGGTCTTCTTCTGTATAGTCTGTCACCTTCTCTGGTGTACCAGTTTTAAGATTCATCCTAGCTACAGTAAAGTCCCATGTTCTTGTTGCAAAGTTCTTGTCTTTACCACACATGTCAAGGATGATGGCACCCATATCATCTTTAGAAGGGGATGTCATTGTCTGTTGTGTTGTATCTTTTTTTTTAGGTGCAGCTGCTGGCTTAGGTACAACTGAATCATCTCCTGTTGCCTTCTCCATCTCTTGTCTGCTTGGTCTCTTAGCTGAACCCTGGAACTTCCAGTTAGCTAATGCTCTACCTATTGCAGATGTCTCACAGTTTTCTACCCAGCTATTTTTGTTAGCACCATTCTGTCCCTTGTACTCCTGGGCTAGTCCAGTGCTTACTGGATTGATGTCTTCCTTGTGTTCATATACATACGCATGAACTATTATCATGGTTCCATCATCAGATATTTTTACTGGTTCAGTCCAGACTCTACCTTCGGGGTGTGCTTTATAAAAAGCATCTAGTCTATCTTCTACTTCTAAGTAGTCGTTACTATTGTACGCCATTCTTTATTCCTCTCTCTTTCGCTATTGTATAGACATGCTTCCTGGATATACCAGCGCTGCTAGCAATCATTGAAGCTGTCATCTTGGTCTCATTTCTTTTATTAAAGAGATAAGTTATCATTGTATTTCTAATGCCTGTATCTTCCTTCATCTTGGTAGATAATTCCATTAGTTCTTTTAACATTAACTCTTCATAACTTGGTTTACTCATAGTTCAAACACATCTATGAAACATTTAGTACATAGTTTTGTCTTGGCTACTTTAGGTACATTGACACCGCATTCACTACAAACACTTCGGTTCTTCTTACCCATCTTGCCTTGTTTGATTTGGTCTTGAATAAATTCTTTGACTGAATTATCGATAGTGATATCTCCACTACCCATTTCAGCAATCAATTTGTTTAGACTGTCATCATCCCATATAGGGTCACTCATAGCATTCCTTCCTTTAATATTTAGACTCTTATAATTTTATTTAGTTACACATTGACTGGCTGTTTTACTTGTGGCTTCATAAACATATTGCACAAAGTATTTAAACAAACATGCCTGGCATTTATTATCTGTGTATGTCTGCCGCAGCTATAACATATACTTGACAACGTAACCTCCTTATACATTCTCTAGTGTATATTATACACAAGTTAATTTAATAAGTCTTGTTGTTTTCTCGCATGTCTTAACTCACGCCAGTTACCATAGATTGTGTACAATCCTACAAACAAATAGGTAATGTACGCAGTGAACATAGTTAGTATAATAAATCCCTCTACACTTTTCATTTAATGTCCCCATCCTGCTGCGGTCTCATTGTCTGGAACTCCATCCCATAACACAGCATATCTATATCCATTTATTTTTATGTGTCCATCTTGTGGTATCTTGGTCATCTCTTCACCAGATGATAAGAAATGTAATGGGTTTGGTGTTACCTTATTTGTACTAAACTCTCCATACTCTACATTTTTTCCTATCTGTTTTATCTTGATAGATGCTTTTAGTTTTTTAGTTACGACATAATAATCAATGTTGGTCTGGTCATAACCCCAGCTATCAACAAAGATGTCACCCTCTTTGATTGATGCAAAGAACTCTTTCTTCTTCTTGATTCTTCTAGCTGCTCTCTCTATCTTTAGTTCTTGTGCTTGCTTGCATTTACCAAAGTAATCTTGGATATATTTTCTGCGCTCTTTCTCACCTCTGAATCTGTAGCTCCAGTCTGGTGTTGCTTTCTTACCACTGAATGCAGTAGCAATCATCTTCTCTTTGTGAACAAACACAATTGCTTCTTCATCAGTTAAGTTTGTATAGTGTTGTTCTGCTTTCTCATAATCTTTATGAGTTGATAAGAACTCTTTGTAACTTTGTTCGATTAAGTTATTCATTTAATTTCCTTCCTTCATATTGTTTAGACTTAATAATATTAATTATGGTTACTTGTTTTCTCAACAACTACTACCTTACGCTCTGTTCTCATGCCATTACTATATGCTTGCATGTGTATTTGTGCTTCATCGTAGGTGTAACCACTTTGTAAGCACTGCCATAGTTGTTGTATGATTTGTTCATTGGTCATTATTCCTCCTCTTGTTTTGCAGCTGCTCTCTCTTCTGCTCTTGCTTGAACCTTTAGCCATGCAAGGTCCCAGTTTTTTAATCTATCCTTGGTGATACCAGCTACAATTTCCTCTGCTATTTCTTGCATGGTCTCATCATCAGCTAGTATCTTTACTTCGTATGTCTTTAATACTTCGTAAGTTAACCTTGTCCAAACTTCTCGGTCTCTTACAATAGGGAGCTTTGGTTGACTCCCTATTGGCATCGTTACTTTAACTGACACTTACTTCACCCTTCTTGTTGATGAAGAACTTACCGAAGAAATTTCTTGCAGTGTATGGACTTGGTCCAACAAAAGTTATATCTCCATGTTCTTCTAATACTTCTTTAGTTAACACACCCTCGAACTGTTCGCTCAACAAACTAACTTGTTCTACTGCAATCATGTTTAACTTACCAGCAGCAACTAACTCTTTTAATTGCTTCTTGCTCTTAGGTCTTGAATCCATTCCATCAAGAATAAATATCCCTTGCGCACTCATTGTTTACCTTCCTTTTTTATCATCACTACTTAGACTCGACTAGCTCATCATTGGTTACATCTTTTATTATTATTTCTAAATTATCATTTAATTCTTTTAAGAATTTAGATAAATCACCTGCATAACTTACTTTAAAATTATTATTAAATAAAGCATCAGCAATAATTAATCTAATGTCATCATTCATTTTGTTTTCTCCTTTTGTTTTTTCTTAGCTTCATCTGCTTTGTGCATCTCCATTAGCTTGACCCAGTGCGGCTCGAATGTTGGTTGATAATAGTTCTTCATGTAATCTACATAGCTCTCATATCCTGGGAATCTCTTAGCAAATTCTTTTGGTTTCATTGCCCATTGCTCCTTGGCTAAATCAAAAGGCATGTGAACCATCTCTCTCATAGTCTCTTTGTTTAATTCTTTGCGAGTATATTCTTTGTAAACATAATCACCCTCTGTTACAACGAATGTTTTCTCTACGTACTCATCGAAGGGCATGCCATCAACAACACCATCAACAGAACCCTCAATATATTTAGCGCTAATGCAGTCATCATAAACAGTATTTGTTTTCTTGTTTAATAAGAAGGCATGTCCCCCGAAGTGATTAGCACCCTTGAATATATCTCGCAGTGCATGGACTACAACCCAGTCATCATTTCTCTTGGTGTTGATTGCATTCCATGCAGCTGGATAACAGTTACCTGCTCCCATTACTTGACCTCCTTCTTGATTGGATTAGTTGGAATAAAATTCTCGAAGCAGTATTCGTATATCTCTTTACCGCTTATGAAATCTTTGAGGGTCATTCCCAGCGCTTGATAAACTGTCTTGCCTTCCTCTATGTAAATCTCGAATGCTGCCTTGCCCTCTACAATCTCACCGCTTGATAGCTTGACTGTATCAAATCTCCCTGCCCAGTCCTTCTGTATTTCTTGAATTGTTTTCATATCTTGTCCCTTCATATTGTTTAGACCTTCCCGACTTTGAGAAGGTTACATATTCTTTTTGATTTTATTCTTCTGTATCCTTGCACTGTTTGCATCTCTATGATTTTGGTAACGTGCAGCATCTTGCACATTTTTACTGATATCTGCATGGATTCATAAGCGTTAATTACTTCTTGAAGATACATCGCCCTGTTGCTTTTCAGATTCCTAATGAATACATTGATTAAACAGTTAAGCAACTCAACTTCTACATAGATAACCTTTACAGTCAGTCCAGCTTCTTTTGCTTTTTCTATTCTCTTCTGTAATTTTTTCGGTGACTTACCACGATTATCAAAGATAACATTATCACAACTAAAATTATCTTTGAACGATTCAGTATTATTGAAATAAGATTCCAGCATCTTTGCTGCTATCTCGCTGGCTGCTGGGTGTAGCTCGGCGTTCTTATCTTTTGATAGTGGTTGGTCCTTGTTTAGTTTTGCTTTTATTTCATCTGGGTCAATTACAAAAGCGTTAGTCCTTGCTGCTTCTCTAGCAACATGGGCAGACTTACCGCTCCCGCTTGCACCAATCATAAAAGTAATTGTGTTTGTTTGTTTCATACTGCTTTGACTCTATGGAGTTACAAAAGGTTACAAGTATTTTAATTATTTTTTATTCAGTGTTATCTAACAATCCTTAGCAATCCAGCCCATGCCATATTCATTTAAAAAAATAACTGGGGTACTTTTAGACATACTATCTCATAACCAGTGAAACAGGGCTTTTATCTGTAAACCCTAGGAAACATAGACCCTCTAACGCAACATATTATAGATTATAGGACAAGCAATGGGAATGCTAATTTGAGGGGGTGGTATTTGTATTCGTAACACTAGAGTTATTTAATGCCAATTAATTACTATATATAGTGCTACTAGATGTAGTGGTACTATATGTTGTGTATGTTGATTGTTTTTGTAGATAAGGTACACACATTAGGTGAGTTATCACAATAAACAAAGTTATCGTTAACACGCTTTAATGTACGCTTACACTCTTTGCATTTCATTATGTTATTTATTCTACTGGGGGGTCTTTAGGATGTAGCGGGCTATTGTTTTTATATAATCTTTTATAAGCTAGGATGTTTCCTTAGACCTTGGGTATCTCACTTGTCTTTCTAGTTGGTCTTACTGGCTGTAAGGTGAGACTTTCGTACTCCCGATGTCCACTTTACCTGTATCTAATTACTTGGTCCTTGCTGTTTGTGTGTGATAACTTTATCATAGAGGAATCTTAATTACAACTTCTTGATAATATAAAAAACTTTTCCCCTACTAGTAACAGTATGAAAGAAAAACAATGTGTTATTTGTGAGCAAGTAATAACTAATCATTTTAAAGCTGTTTGTTTAGATTGTGCAAATAACTTTAAAGACAGATACCTTAAATAAAAATTTTTTTTACTAACTCAAAGAGAGTACTATCTTGTTTATACCTGGAAAATCCAGGTGGTGTACTGAACAAGCCCTGTAGAAATACAGGGTTTGTTATTGTAGGGGTTCTTGCTTAGTGGTGTCGGGGTTCCTACCCTTGATTCTTGGATAGACTTTAGGTTTATGTTTATGGCAGTATTTATATTTATTGTATTGAGATAGTATGGTAGTACAAGCAGAATGTACACAGATTCGATTCTTTTGAAACTGCATATTCTTTTTTGAGTTAGGGTACTTGTTACCTTGTATAAAATCTGCCATAGTATAAGTATAGAGGAGTAAACAATGCCTAAGAGTACAAAAAAATATACCAAGATGAAACCTGGTAAAAAAAAGAAAAGAAGATAACGTGGCTGAATTTCGCGGCATGAAGGTGAAGTTAAATTCACCTAGTGCTATTCGTAAAGGGGAACCTGGCTATGGGCGTAAGAAGTCTAAAGTCTTTGTAATGTCTAATGGCAAAGTAAAGAAAGTAATGTTTGGTGACCCTAACATGGCTATAAGGAAAAATAACCCTGGAGCTAGAGCTTCGTTTCGTGCTAGACACAAATGCAGCACAGCTAAAGATAAAACAACAGCAAGATATTGGTCTTGCAAAGCTTGGTAAGGAGAAGTTATGGCAGCTAAAAAAGGTTTGTATCATAATATAAATAAAAGAAAAAAAGCTGGGACCAGTAGGTCAAAAAAGAAATCTACTATTAGTCCTAAAGCTTATGCAAATATGAAAGCTGGATTTCCTAAAAAGAAAAAAAAGAAGTAATGGCTAATCTTAAAACAGTTGCATGTCCGCACTGTGGAGATAAATTTAAACAACAACATGGCAGACAAAAGTACTGCAAGCTGCAATGTACTAAAGCTGCTAACGCCAGGGCAAGAAATAAAAAGAAAAAAGAAACCACAAAGTTAGCTACAACCCCAAACAGTAGAGCTAGTCGTGGAGAACACTATTTATATTTTGTAGAAAATTATGCNGATGAAATACTAGAAGGCATGCTGACACAAAANTTTGTTGCAGAAGATATGGGTATTGACCAAAGCGTTGTAGCAAGAATGTTATTAGCGTTTAAAGAAGATAAAGCTGTATTAGAAGCAAGAGAAGGATGGAATATACCAGAGGAAGCAACAGCTTCTTTAGAATCATTTGAAAAATTTAGAGATAGATACTTCTTAACAGAGACTGGACAACCTTACGAAACCGCTAAGTTCCATAAGAACTGGATTAAAAATATTTTAAAAGCTATAGATAAAGGTGAGCAGCTGATGATATTGTCACCTCCTCGACATGGTAAGACTGACTTGTTGACACATTTTGCTGTGTGGCAGATATGTAAAAACCCTAACATAAGAATTATGTGGGTAGGTGGTAATGAAGATATATCTAAAAATGCTGTAGGTTCTGTATTAGACCACTTAGAAAATAACGAACAATTAATAGAAGATTTTTGTGGACCAGGAGAAACTTTTAAACCTAAGAGTAGAACTGGTAAGACCTGGAGTTCTGGACAGTTTACAGTTAAAACCAGGACAGTTACTGGTATTAAATCACCGACTATGGTTGCTGTAGGTAAAGGTGGAAAGATTCTTTCACGTGACTGTGACTTGATTATTGCTGATGACATTGAGGACCACTCTACAACAATACAACCTAGTTCAAGAGAACAAACTAAACGATGGTGGACAACAACACTATCTTCACGTAAAGAGGAACACACAGCAATTCTTGTAATTGGTTCTAGGCAACACCCAGATGATTTATATAATTCATTAATTGATAACGATGAATGGAAAAAAATAATTGAATCCGCACATAGTTTAGAAATACCTATTGATTCTGGTCTAGACAAAGACCACAAGAAACACATGTTATGGGCAAGTAAAAGAAGTTATAAGTGGTTAATGGCACAGAGAAGGAATGCAGAAACGACTGGTGGGTTAGCTATATTTGAAATGGTATATCTTAACCGACCATTCTCCGAAGGGCTGCAGATGTTTAAAGTAGATTCACTTGATGCTTCAAGAGATGAGTCAAGAAGTATTGGGCATGTACCCGCTGGATGTAGATTGATAGCGGGACTTGACCCAGCTGCAACTGGATACCAGGCAGCATTCTTATGGGCATTTAATGTTGAAGAAGGCAAACTGTACATGGTAGATATAGAAAATACTAAAGGTGGCGGCATACCCCAAGCATTTAAAACAATTAAGGAGTGGTACAAAAAGTATCACTGTTCACATTGGATTATTGAAGAGAATGGTTTTCAACGTGCCATACGACAAGATAGAGAATTAAAAGAGTGGACTGCAGCTAAAGGCATACACCTAGAAGGACATCAGACACAAAAAAATAAATTTGACCCATACTTTGGTGTAGGTTCTATGAGTGAACTGTTTGACAAGGGTAAAGTAAATTTACCTTATGGTAGTGCAGATTCACAAAATAAGAGTAATATATATCGTAGGCAGCTTTTGTATTTTTCAAATGCTGCTAGCAAGGCAAGTAGTAAAGGATATAAGTCGGATATAGTTATGGCAAGTTGGTTTCCAATCAAAATTGTAAGAAGATTACAAAAAGAATTTGTTGCTGACATGGCGCATGAATATACACCGAGTTATGGCAATGTTGATATTAGTAATATGAACACAGCACCATGGTAAAAAAATGAATGAATCAGCTTTATACGATAAGATAACACAGTTACATTATGATAACCAAGATGGTTATGCAATGCGTGGTCGTATTCGTTCTATTATGAATGGTGGACCCAATGGAATACTTGCACTACTAGGTGACCAGCTAAAAGGTTTTGAAGATTGGCAAGTACCAATGCCTAACCTTATGAGTTCTGGTTTAGAGCATTTAGCACAGAAGATAGGAAGAATACCTAACTTAAAAATAGATGTACCTAACAATAAAGATTCAGAACGTGCAAGAAACAAAGCTGAAAAGATAGGCAGAATTATTACTGCGTACGATGATGTACAAAGATTAGATTTGCAAATGCCACAAGTTGGTCGATGGTTACCAGGTTATGGCTACGCTGTATGGGTAATCAAAGAAAAGAAAGATGCTAATGGAACCCCTTATCCAGTAGCTGAATTACGAGACCCATACAACTGTTTTCCAGGTTACTTTGGTGCAGACCAACAACCTAAAGACATGTCTATTGTAAGAAGAGTACCTAAAGATTCTCTAGCTAGAGTTTATCCAGCATATAAAGATAAAATTATGAAGGATGTTCCTAACCAAATTAATATAGGTAGTGCTTATGCTTCTCCTTATACAGATTCATACAATGGTTCTTGGGCAAACTCCAATGGACAAGGTGACTTAGTTGCTGAATATTATAATGAAGAAGGTACCTACGTATTCCACATGTCATCTAGTACAGTATTAGATTTTATACCAAACCCACTAGGAAGCGGTCCTGCTTTCGTTGTAGCAAAGAAATTTTCTTTTGACCAACTACAAGGACAGTACGACCAGATTATAGGTTTAATGGCATCTATGGCAAAGATTAATGTTATGAGCATTATCGCTATGGAAGATGCAGTATTTACAGAGACAAACATAACTGGAGAATTAGAATCTGGACAATACAAAAAAGGTAGATTCGCAGTCAACTACTTCTCTCCAGGAAGTCAGATTTCAAAACCATCATCTAATATGCCTTATCAATTATTTCAACAGATAGACAGAATAGAACGACAACTTCGTGTTGGTGCTTCTTATCCTGCTACTGATGACTCACAATCTCCAGTTAGCTTTGCTACTGGTAGAGGACTTGAAGAGTTAGGTGCATCTATGTCTCTAATGATTAGAGAGTATCACACCATTATGGCTGATGCTATAGAACAGATAGATGCTAAAAGACTTGAATGGGATGAAGTAATGTATGGTGGTATGACTAAAGAACTTTCTGGTTATAGAGATAATAAATTCTTTTCAGAAACATACGAACCAGTTAAAGACATACAAAAATCTTACAAGACACGAAGAGTGTATGGAGCAATGGCTGGATATGATGAACCACAGAAGATAGTTACAGGGCTGCAACTACTTAGTTCTGGAGTTATTGATACACAAACATTACAAGAGAACCTAGATGGTTTAGATAACCTTGTAAGAGTTAATGAGAGAATAACAAAAGAAAAGATGGATAAAGTTTTAGAAGATACGCTTATGGCACAAGCAAGTCAAGGTGACCAGAAAGCTATCATGGCTGTAGTGCAAATAAGAAAAAACCCAGAGAATATGCAAAACATATTAGATAAATTTTTTACAGCTGAAGAACCAGAGATTCCGCAGGAAGAGACAGCAATGATTGAGGGTATGGGTCCAGCCACCACTGGTCCCGCACCTTCTATACAACAAGCTTTAGGAATGATGGGCAATGCTTGATTTATTTGAAGAGATTGTTTGTACCCATCTAGCAGAAGTTGATGAAGAATGTGATGACATAATCCTAGAAGATTATATTAAAAGACAACACATCTTGCGTACTATCGCACAACAACACATGCCTAGACAATTTTTTGTAATATCAGAACCAATTTTTTTAGAAGAGTATGAGGAGGATGAAGATGGCGACCAGGATTACTAAAAGAAACGCAGCAATACCTCCAGCATCTCAAAATGTAATTGACCAATCCAGAATGACTTATGGAGAAAAAGGTCCATTAAAAGAGTTAAATAATGAAGTTAAGAATTTAAACTTAGGTCAAGAGACACCTACAGCTGCGCCAACGCCAGGACAAAACTTAGGTGGAGCTTTACAAAGTAGTGTGTTTGCACCTACTGACCAACCACTACGACCAGTAGAAGATGGACTGGACTTTGGTCCAGGAGTAGGTTCACAAGGACCAACAGAATCTACAGAAGAATTAATACAGAAATTTTTTGACCTAACAGGTGACCCTTTACTAGCTAATTTATTAAAAGGGTAACATGGCATACAGTACCTTTGATGCAGCTTCTTTTGCAGATGATTCTGCTACAGAAAGAGCGATACAGAAATCTGTTGCACCAACACAAGCTACACAAGCTATGGCTAACCAAGCTTCAGCTATTATTAAAAGATTCCCAACAATAAGTAAAGGTTCTTTAGTAGGTGCAGTCAAGTTAGGTATTAGTGATAATGACCCTAGATTGGGACAAATAGTTTTAAAAGAATCTTTAGCTAAAGAACAAAATGGTTTTTCTAAATTACGTGAAGCTATCAGTGTTAAAGAAAAAGCAAAAAGTGCATCACGTGGTTTATTCCTAGGATTCCAAAACTTATGGGAAGCTGGATTACCTAGAGGTGCTAGATATTTAGAAGGCAGACAACAAGGTATGACACACGATGAAGCTAAAGACAAATCTAAAGCATCTTTACTTGATATGAAAGCACAAGCTGAAGCAGCAGGTAAAGAAGTTGACTTAGGTACAGGATGGTTTCTAGGTAGCACTGACCCAACACAAACAGATGAATACAAAAACATGTTGGCAGCTGGTGTTGACCCATTAGTAGCTAGAGAATTTGTTCTAGATAATGTTTTAGGTGTACAGATTTACGAGCAACAAAGAAAAAAAGCAGAAGAAGCAATACAGTTTACTGGAGAAAGAGCAGAGAGATTTGAAGAAGCTGGACTTAAACCTACAGTAACTATTGGTCGTTTTTTATTTAAACCAGTAGATGAGATTATAGAGCCAGGAACAACTGCATACAACAATATAACTGGTGTTATAGATATACTTGCACAAATTTATGGTGACCCAACAGTAGCTTTAACAAAAGGATTTTCACTCCTAAGTAAATCTGCTAAAACTTTTACAAACTTAGACAATTTATCTAAAGCTGGAAAACTTTTTGAAAACACTGGGCTGCTCCAAGGAACAAGAAAAACTATCTTTGGACCAACATCACAAGAATTTCTTGCTGGTAAAGGTGGTGTAAAGTTTAAACAATTTTTATGGGAGAACAATACATCAGATATTATTGCAACATCAAAAAATAATATTGATGACTATGATTTTTATGTTGCTTTAGATAAATTTAAAGCAAAGAATAAAGGTAAATCATTCGATGAGATAGATGATGCGCTTACTAAAGAATTAGTTAATGAGAATTTATTAGTAAAGGCAACATTAAATAATGTTCCTACAGTTAAACGTGCTGGTAACAACATGACAAAAATGATGGAAAGAACTTATGGAACAAGACTTGTTACAGAAAATAAAAATGATAGTTTAGTTTCACTAAATAGATTTATACGTTTAGCTACATCAAGTATGGATAAAGATGCAGCTGCTAAAACTACAAATAAATTTATGAAAGATTCCATGAAAGCACTTAGTGCTGCAGATGCACCTTCACAAACAGCAATAGTTGTTACTAATTTCATAGAGAGAAATTTTAAACCAGCTGTTATACGTGGACTAGCAGGAGTAGATAAAGATACTTCTGTTAAAAAAGCTGCAACAAAGTTAACTGAATGGCAAACTGAATTAGTTGAACAAGGATTAAGTGTCCAGGCAAGGTTTATTGGAACTGCTAAGAAAAACAAAGATACTGTAAGAAGTTATACAATAGATTCATCTGGTGGAGATTTACCAATAACTAATGTATTAAGAGACTTACAAGGTGGAAATTTAGATGGTATTAAAGAGTTACTAGACCCAATAGTTGCATCGCAGTTAGCAGATGAAATATTTTTACCAGACCCTAAAGCTTTGATACGTTCTGCCAAAGCATTAGATGACACACTAGGAAAAGTAGGAACTAAATTACTAGCTTCTGGAAATGTAGAATCAACAAGAAGATTTATGGATTGGTACTATGGTGCTTTATTCAAACCATTAGTTTTGTTAAGACCAGCATGGACAATAAGAGTTATAGCAGAAGAGCAATTAAGAATGTTATCTTCTGGTGTTACTAATGTTATTACACATCCAGCACAAATGATTGCTAGAGCTACAGGTAAGCAAAAAGAATCAAGCAAGATGTTGTTAGGTTCCTTTGAAGATAACGCACAGTTTATTGATGTAACTTTGAATGGTGCAGGTATAACTTCTGCTTCCAGGAGAACAGGTGGAACAGGTAGATTTACTACAGTATCAAGACAAGAGAATAGAAAAGCTTGGGGTGAAGCATCATTTAGAAACTTTATGCAACACAAGTTTGACCCATTGTCTAGGAGACTTGCTGCAATACAACTAGAACCAAATACTGCTGCTAGAAAAGCGCAGCTAAATAAATTAATTAAAGAAGCACAGACACAAGGTAACCCATTAAATAAACATATTAGAAAAGTTACAGGTGCAGAAGGGCATGCTTTTAAAGGAGCTGGCTTCAATGGTGCGCCAGGTAAAGCTAAAGCAGAAGAGTTTATTTACTATGCAAATGCTTCAGTGGCACAAGTTACTGGTGGAATTGTAGAGACAAGCACTAAAGGTAATAGAGCAAGACTTGCTAGAAACTGGATAGATGAGAATGGTAAAGAAGATTTACTTAAAGCTTTGTCAGATGAAGCAATGGATGCTGCAGAGTTAGTAGGTTTAGAAAATATAGACATGGGTAAATACTGGGCAGGTCAGCTTAGTGATGTTGAATACACCTCTATAACTACACAGTTAAGAAAAAACCAAGAAAAAATGAAAAAAGATTTCGTTAAGAAGTTTGAAAAAGTATTACCAGAACAAGCACGTGGAGAGTTAAAGAATGCAATGACATCACAAACTAGAAGGTTAGATGACTTTGTAGATGAATCTTTTAATTTCTTTATGACTATTCCTACTAAAACAATGTCAAGAGCGCCAACCTTTAAGTTTCATTACTGGGACAAAGTAGGAGACTTTGCACAACATGCTAATGCAGCAACACTTAAGAAGTTAGTACAACAAGCTAAAGAAGCTGGACTAGCTACAGGAACTAAAAATGAAAAAGCTGTACTTAAAAAACTAGAAAGTTACCAAGGAGTTAAAGGCGGCATAAACAAAGTAGAGATTATAGATAAGATAGGTGCATCACATGCGCTTACTGAAACTAAAAAACTGCTTTATGATGTATCTACTAGAACAAGATTAGGTAATGCAACTAGAGGAATATTCCCATTCGGGGAAGCATACGTAGAAATCTTTAGTACTTGGAGCAGATTAATAGCAGAGTCACGAGGAAAACCTTTACGTAGAGCGCAGCAGCTTGTACAGTCAGCACAAAAACCTAACCCAGTGTTTGATGATTCTGGACAAAAAGGATTCTTTTATAAAGACCCAAATACTAATGAAGAGTTGTTTGGTTATCCAGGAGAAGGATTAATACAGAAGTGGATGTTTAAAGACTTAACAGAGAATGGTGTACAAGTTAACCTACCAGTCTTTGCTGGTTCTTTAAACATAGCAGGTAACTTAATACCAGGTTTTGGTCCAACTATTACAGTTCCAGCTGCATTTATAAATCGTAAGTTTAATGTATTAAGACCAGGTAAGTGGGAAGAGACAGTATTGTTTGGAGACTTTGCACCACCTCGCACAGAAACTATTAGCGAAGTTATAACATCATTAGCACCAGCACCTTCTTGGTTAAAGAAACTAGGTACAGCTTTTGGTATAGGTGGAGCAGAATCTAAACGTATGTTCTCCAATACAACTATTGATGTGTATAAAGCTTTAGTGTATGCAGGAAAGATTGATGATAGTTCTCCAGAAGGAGCTAATGAAGGAATGGAGTTAGCTGGAGACTACGCCAGGAATATATTTATTATTAGAAGTATTTCACAAGCTATTGGACCATCTGGTTCTGTAAGCCCTAAGTATGAGATATCTGATAAGACAGGACAACTATTCTTGTTTGAAACATTAGCTGAAGAGTATAGAAATATATCTAATGCTTCACCAGATAGTTCTACAGCAGTTAAAACATTCGTAGAGAGATTTGGATTTAACCCAATTACATTAGCTACCAGTAGAACAGAGACTATAAAGAAAAGACCAGTCACAGCTGATGGTGCTACATGGGAGAGAAATAACCCAGAACTTGTAGAGAAATTTGATTTAACTTACGCATTCTTAATTGATGAAACTAATTCAGAGTTCATGTATGAACAGTATTGGAATCAGATTATTAGTGGCGATAGAGTTCCTAGAACTATAGAACAATGGCAACAAGCTAAGAATATTCTTTTAGGCAGCGTAGAGTATGAAAACTTTGTTAAAGAGAATGGATTGTTAGTAAGAAACGATAAGGTTTCTGTACAAGCTAAAAGAAATAAGAAAGCAGAAATAGCTAGTAAGTACCCAGGTTATGGTAGAAGCATAGACTATTCACAAACAAAACCAGAGATGGATGATTTAATTGATGAATTGTACACATGGTTCGACCCAGTTAGTTATCAACTAGATAGTTCACTAACAACTAACCCAGCAGCATTAGGTTTAGTTGAGTATGTAAAGACTAGAGATGCAGTAATTGCACAAACAAAACAATTAAATCCTACTTATACTGACAAGTCTTTTAGAAGTTCAAACAAATTAGCGCCATTTAGAAGCTTGTTAAGAAACAAGATGCAAGGTATATTGGTTAAGTACCCAGAGTTTGGACCCTTAGCAAAAGAAATCTTTGAAAGAGAACTCCGAGAAGCAGATGAAGATATAGAATTAATAAGAGGATTAAATGACAGTTGATGAATTTTTACAAAGAATAGAAAGTATAATACTTCAGATTAATGAAGATGATTCACTAGGTACCAATCAAATAGGTATTACAACAGAACAAAGAGTAGATATATTATCAGCACCTACAATACAAGATGCTTCTTTATATTTATTGTCTTCAAACATTCCACAATACGTAATAGATTTTGCTACATCTGGACAAGATATAGCAGGTGTTACAGGAGATAATGTTGCATTAGCAGCAGCTACTGAACAATATGGACAGTTCGGTAATCAAGATGCAGTCTTAGGTGTACCAGCTAACTATGTTCCTCCACGTTCTGGCGCTACAGATTTTTATACTGAAACAGATTTAGTTAACTTATTCGCTGGCAAGTCAGAAGAAGAGATTGCTGGCATACAAGCAGATTTAATTAACTCTAACTTACTTAGTGTTGGTGATGGATTTATGCCAGGAGAATGGGACTTAGCAACTCAAAGAGCTTTTACTCCAGTGTTAAGCAGAGCAAATAGAGGTGGTATTACTGATGTAGAAAAACTTAATGGTGCTGCATGGAAAACAACATTAGATGAATATGTTGCTAATCCAGTACCAGAGATACCACAATCAGAGACTTACTTACCAGCTGACCCAGCAACTATTGCACAAAAGGTAAAAAGACTTTATGCTGCAGATTTAAACAGAGACCCTAATCCCTCTGAACTTAAACTGTTATCTAACACAATGTACAAAGAAGCAGAAGCTTCTTATCAACAGAATCAATCTTTGGCTGCTACAGCACAGCAACAACCAGAGATGACTGGCGAAGAAATACTCGCTGGTGATTATGGAAACTATGCAGCTGACAATGTACAGAGCGCTATCGAGGACCAAGGTCTTACACAGATAGACTCTGAAAGTAGAATGAGAGAAAAGTTTGATATGATAACCGACAAAGAAAAAAGCAGATTAGGAGAGAATTATAGTGCAAGGAATACTAGGGCTACTATTCTTAATAGTATCGCTAACAGACCCAATTAGTAATATGAATCAACAAGAACTAATTTCATTTATGGAAGCCATTAAAGAGCAAGAGAACGCTGGCGGCAATTATCTGCTGGAACATAAACCAACCAAGATGAAGGGTTACAATGGCGAGATTATAGATGTCCAGGCATTAGGTGCTTATGGTATCTTAGATGTTAACTGGGACAAATGGTCTAAACAAGCAGGATATGAAGGTGCAGACTGGAGAACACCAGAGATGCAAGACATCGTTGCAGCTTATAAGTTTTCTGAATACTACAATAAGTATGGTTCTTGGGACTTAGTAGCAGTTGCTTGGTATGGTGGTCCAGGTAAAGCTAACACCGCTATGAACGCAGGTATCGATGCGATAGGGGACACAGGGAACATAGAAGGTTTTGGACCTAACATACAAGAGTACGTAACTAGCGTTATGGATAAGTATGCTGGATACCTAGAAAAGCAACCAGTCAATGCTGATGTTGAAAGTTATATACAACAGAACAAACAAGAAATACAGGGACCACCTAAATTAAATACACAAGATGATGGTATGGTTCCAGGCATAGACCCAATGCAAAAGTATGCAGCTGATATGTTATCGGCATTAGTTCCTAATAGAACACAACCAGTAAGTGATGTACAGTTTGAATCACAAGTACCACAACAAGCTGGTAGCTTTGAGGGTGCAAAAATTAAAACAGAGATAGTCAGAGAGAACGAAGATAGGTTTACGATAGATGACATCTTGTCCACAATGGACCCAGAATGAAACCAATAAACGAAATGTCTTTTCAAGAACAAATGAAGTTATCCAGACAAAACAGACAGTTAAAGAAACAAAAATTCTTAAAAGAAAACAAAATTAAAAGATAGTTATGGCTACTGAAGAAGAGTTAGCCAACATAGCTGCAGCAACAACTGCACCAATAATACCTTTTGAAGCTTCAAGAAGAAGTGTTAATTACATGAGTAACTATGTACCAGATTTAAGTAATCGGTCAGAATATACCCAGATAGATTTAAAAAAATTAATGAAGTCAATGGATGATTTTATTAAGTTTGTAGGGTATAAACCTAAAGACTTTGACATGACATTGTTGAGTGAGTTGTTAACAGCACCAGGAGATATGACACACTTTACTTTAGCCGATGTAATAGGTGATGACTTCTTAGTAAAGATAAATGATATAGGCGTTGTAGAATCAGAAAAAAAAGTAGGAAAAATATTAGTTGATTTAATAAACCTTGAAGAAGATATAACAATTAAAACAATGAACAAGCTAGCTGGTTCTGGTTTAGATGCAAATGATATTAGTTTATTTGATAATTACAATGAAACGATAGCACACGTTATAGACCAGAGTATGGATAACTTAAAAAAATTGTCTGGTAATTTAAACTCTACTCCTTTAGAAATAGCAACGCTGATGAAGCAAGGTAAGTTTGCAGCTATTACTGGAACAGACAATGATATATTTGATATAGCTATTTCAGTTTCTGAATATGTAACTAATTCAAAAATAGATTTAACAAGAACAGTAGTTACAGAATCGGTAGAGTTAGGTAAAGGAATAGCTGCATTAAATAAATATACTCCAGAACAAATAAAAAACTTTGATGCTGAAAGAAATCTAATTAGTAATATAGATTACGAAATAGGTAAAAACAAAAAACTTACAGCAACTACTTTACAAGAAACTTTAGATTCATATAAAACATTTCTTGTAGATAAGACTAAAGATTATTTAAACAGGACAGACAATTTCTATTGGAGATTAACTAACTTAAGGCAAATAGAAATAGATGATGCGTTTGTTGGTGATGTAGTAAAAAACATTGAACATGTAACAGGAGAACAAGTTGTTACTTATAGTCCTAGAATTATAGATGGACAACGTGAACTTAAAAGCAGTTTAGATATTTCACAAGCAGAAGTTGAAAAGATTGTTAAAAAGAAACTACCTAAACCTATTAGTTTTTATGAAGTAGAAAAGATAGACACAAAGACAGCTGCCTTTACAGATGTAGCGCAATCTATACTTAAACCAGATATCAGTCTTAAAGTAAAAGGTACTATGCACATGGCACCAGCTGTGAACTTTATAGAAAAGGTACAGAATGCTGGAGTAGATTTGTTAGTACAGAACTCCAGGACAGGTAAGCTTACTCCAATATCTCCAGTTTCAATGCAGACAGCTGGTATAGATGACACCTTAAACTTATGGGTAGCACCTAATCAAGACCTTAAAGAAGCAGAGTCAGCAATAGATAACATAGTAAACAAACCTTTAGATAGACAAGGCACTAGCTTAACTAGAGATACTGCACCTAAATCTAAGCGTGAAGTGATAGATAATGTACGAAAAACATTCGTAGATAATCACAGTGAAGCTGCACTAAAGACAGCAGAAGATATGGTTAAAACAAAACCTAAGTTTGCTAGCAAGGTTCTTAAAGGATTAAGTAAGTTAGATGTGGGACAAGAAGTAATAGAGAAAGGTTTATCTAAGTTAGGTACTAAGTATGGAGCAACAGCTTTTACTGGACCAGCTTTCGGTATCCTTGCGTTCTATGAAACATTAGTTCTTGCCGCAGATGTAGCTAATGCTGCAACTAAAGCTATAGACAAAGATGTAGATTTCTTTGACAACTTTGGTCAGATAGATGACAAGTATTCTATAACATACAAACTTACAAAACCTTTTTATGAAACATTATTTAAAGGAATCAATAATGTAACCTCCAACGATAACCAAGATAATGAAGTACAATATAGTATGGAAAGTAGTAAGTAATGGCAGAACGCAAAGACATAAAAACATTACCAGAATTAGTTATATACGCTAGAGATAATGACTTAAATAGTTCAGAAGTATTCTCATTAACAAGACAGCTAGGTGAATCTGAATCTGTAATACGTGGTGCAATAGATGCAGCACAAAATATGCCTAAGATTACTGACCCATATCAAGATAGGTTTATGCGTGAAGCTAAAGCTGTTACACCTCCTCCAACATTACAACAAGCTAAGAACTTACTTAACAATCCTAAAGATATAGAAAAAGTAATAGCTATGAAAGTACTCAAAGAAAATCCACCAGTAGGTGTAGATGTTAGAAGTCTTGAAGAAAAAGAAACAGAGTACATTAAAAATTATGTAGAGACTGGAGTACTAGGTCCAGTAGATTTTAAACAAGATACAGACCTATTGATACCAGGAGCAGCAGCAATGGTAGCTGGTCAAGAACCAGGAGAGACAGTAGATATTAGAGGTCAAGTAGAAGAAGAAACAAAATATATAGAATCAGTTGTTAATAATATAACAAATAACATTGATTCTCCAACTGGTGGAGAAGTACCTGGTGGAGAAGAACCTCCTGTTGGTGGAGAAGTACCTGGTGGAGAAGAACCTCCTGTTGGTGGGCAATCACAAGAACAAGTTTTAAGTAATGAAAAAAACCAATTTAATAATATACCAGAAGGTGCAGACTTAGTAGATGTAGAAGGACAACTCTTCTTACGATATGCTGTACCAGGTGCAGGTTCTTTATACCAGGGCAGCACAATCTTTATGTTCTATGAGGTAAAGGACAATGACCCAATAGAAGCTGGCTTTGTTACACCAGGAGAAAACTTCTTTATCAATGCCAAGTTCTCTTATGATGACTTAGACTTGATGGGAGTTATAGCTGGTAACAGTGCAGACCTTCCAGGTAATGACCCAGTAACAAATAAAGCACCACATCCATTTACATCTTTTGCAGAGAACCTAGCTAAAGAAGCTACGATACAACCTTGGTTATTAGACCCAGATTCAGTTGCATTAATAGCTGAAGCTGCACTAGAAGGTAGAGAAGTAACAAGAGCAGAATGGTTTTCTACTAACTGGTATAAAACACACAATGAAGCTGAACGTTCTTGGTTAGAAGAGTACACAGCTGACCCATTAACAGCTACACAAAAAGCTAATGATTATAAACTACAAGTTGCTTCAGCACTTAAAGCTGCAGGAGTATCTGGTGGTTATGATACAGATACTAATCAAGAGTTAGCTGCACCAGATGCTTTGTCTGGATGGATAGCAAACAAGTGGGTAACTGGTGAATGGTCAGAAGGTTATACAACAGAACAGTTAGCTTTATTTGCAGACCCATTTAGAAGTGGTGTAAGAGATATTAAGTTTTCAGAATACATAGATAGCGGTGGTGTTGGTGGATTAAATAGAACTGCTGAACAAGAAGATAGAGTAAGAGGTTTATATACACAATGGCTTGGTCCAGTGTTTGGCAGCTTAACAGATGCAGAAGTTGCAGAGAAAGCTGGAAGGATTAGAAACAATCCAGACTATGAAGCAGCATTAGTTGAAAGTTTAAAGACAAGTAGATTAGCTTTATTTCCTAAACACACTAATACTGAATTAACATACGATGATATAGTCAGTCCTTATAGAGGAATCACTAGACAGATATGGGGACAAGAAGCAGATGAGACACAAGGATGGTGGCAAGACATGGTAGCTACTAATGACTATGAAGCATCACAAACATTACTTAGAACAAAAGGTTTAGAACAAAACGTAGGACAAGTTACAGTAGAAGCAACTCGTGCATTACAAGAAGCATTAGGTGGAGCTGCTGGTTCGGTAGAAACTAACTTAGGAGTTAATCAATAATGGCTACATTCTTAGAAGAAGCAAAGTTACTTTATCCAAATATGTCTGATACATTGTTGCAGTTGTTTGCAAACACTTGGTCACAATCTGGTAATCCAGTAACAGCAATACAAGAGGTAAGACAATCAGATGTTTATAAAGCAGAGTTTCCTGGTAACTACAATCCAGATACTGGACAAGTTAGATACAATGAAACTACGTACAAAGCATTAGAGCAATCTTACATTGGTACTTTAGTTGAGTATGGTATTCCAGAACAAACATCTAAAGTATTACTAGCACCGCAGTTCGTATCTTTATTAGAAGGCGAAGTATCTGCACGTGAGTTTCAACAAAGAGTTGGTGCTGCATACGAAGGTATCGTAGATAACATACAAGGAGTACAAAACTTTTTCTCAACTAATTACAATGTGGACTTAACACCAGAAGCAATCTTTATGGGAGCATTGGACCCATCAATAGGAGAAGAGATAATCTCTGGCAGGATAACAGCTGCACAGATTGGTGGAGAAGCATCAAGAGCTGGCTTTACTATTACAAGAACAGAAGCAGAGAACTTAAGAAAAGCTGGATTGAATCAAGCACAAGCTAGACAACTATACACAGCTGCACAAAAAGATTTACCAAGACTACAGGAGCTGCAGCAAAGACAAGAACCAAGTGATGATGCTTTAACATTAGAAGAGTTTACTCAAGCTGTTGTGTTCCAGGACCCAGACCAGTTGGAGAACATAAGAAGATTAGAAGCTGAAGAGACATCAATGTTTTCTGCTAGTACTGGATATGCACGTAGAGGTTCAAGGGTAACTGGTTTAACCCAGGAATAGCAAAAACCCCAACTAGAAACAAACAAACAGTTAGGGCTTTGCTTTACACTACTTAGACTCTTCTATTTTAAAAAAGGTTACATAGTTTTTTTTCGTGTATAATAATATTAAGGACTCTCTTCGAGCAATCGATTAGATAACCTTCCTTTCGTGAACGTATAAATAGTGGGGATAAAACCCCACTATTTTAGTTTATTAGTATATAATTAAAGTATCGGATTGCGGCGTTCTCCGAATATAAATTGATGCTGCACCTCCAGCTTATTTCAAGCGTGTAAGCTGCGTACTTAAATCGCTTCGTTCAGTACAGCTAGAAGTGGCTGACTATTCTCATTGTACTTATATATAACTAGTCGCCTATCGCATTGTTTACCCCAGGATAATGTAGTTAGTAGAAAATCTGGGAGAGGAGAAAAAATGGATAATGTAGAAAATACAGTAGATGAAACTCAAGAGGAAAGTAATCCTTTGAAACAGTTGAGGGAACAGCTTAAAAAGACTGAAGCAGAAAACAAAGAGCTTAAGTCGGTTATGGCAGACTCTGTTTTTAAAGAAGCAGGATTTGACACTTCCGCTGGTGAAGGTAAAGCCCTTAAGAGTTTATATGATGGTGAGTTAAAACCAGATGCGATTAAGCAATTTGCTTCTGAAAACTATGGATGGGGTCAATCCTCTGAAGTGGTCCAGGAACAAGATGCACAAAAAGCAAGGGTAGTAACAAGTCAACAGAACTTAGATACTGTTATAGAAGCATCAGTACCAGTTGAACCAGTAGGCGTAGATGACCAAATTGCACAAGCGCAGCAAGATGGTGATTGGCAGACAAGTTCAAATCTCAAAGCAGAAAAATTAAAATCCCTAATGGAGAAAAAATTATAAAAATTATTCTCTATTAATTAAATAAAAAAGGAGAATTAAAATGGGAGTAGTAACAGGAATGGGCGATTCTTATGATTTGCCCAATTACGTTGGCGAGTTATTCAACATAACCCCTAACGACACACCTTTCCTATCAGCCATCGGTGGCATGACAGGCGGTAAATCTGTAACTTCTAAACAATTCACTTGGCAAACAGTGGACAACGCAGCAGCTGACCAAACAGTAGCAGTTGAAGGTGCGGACCCATCATTTGCAGAGAGAACAAGAAGCGAAGTAACTAACGTTACACAGATTATGCAATATGGTGTAAACGTTTCCTATACAAAGCAAGCAGCTGTAGGAAACTTAAGTGGACAATCTATCATTGGTAACCAACCAGTTCAAGATGAATTGGCGTTTCAATTAGATATGTCACTAAAAAGAGCTGCAAGAGACATAGAGCATACCTTTATACAAGGTGCTTTTGTCGCTGATACAGATGTATCAACAGCTCGTAAATCAAGAGGAATGCTCACAGCAGTAACAACTAACGAAGTTGCAGGTGGAGCAGCAACTCTTACACAAGCTATGGTAGATTCAGCTATGAAAAAAATGGCAGATTCTGGAGCTCCTTTCGAGCAACCAGTTATCTTTGCTAATGCTTTTCAAAAGCAAAAGCTATCATCAATCTATTCAAGTGCGTTAGCATTAGCGCCAAGAGATAGAACAATCGGTGGTGTTAACATTACAACAATCGAAACTGACTTCGGTCAAGTAGGTATTGTTTTTGAACGACACATACCAACTGATGATATCTTGATTGCCGACTTACAATACTGTAAGCCAGTTTTCTTGGACATTCCAGGAAAAGGACACTTCTTCGTTGAGCCATTAGCTCAATCTGGAGCAGCTTACAAGTATCAAGTCTATGGAGAAATTGGATTAGAATATGGTCCAGAACAATTCCATGCAAAAATAACAAACCTAGCTACCTCCTAATTAGGGGATAGATAGTATATTTATTAGAGGGAGATAAATACTTCTCCCTCTAGTAATATGGAGATATATGGCAGCAGTAAGCACACTTGTAGATAGAATATATAGAGATTTTTTAAATAAACCAGATGACTTATCTGCATTCTCTAGGTTAGAAGGAGCTATAAATAATTCAGTTACTTCTTTAACCTACGAAAATAACTTGTTTAGTGCTGAAGAAGAGAATCTTTTAGGTAATGGTGCCTTAATAGAGATTGACCAGGAGTTAATGCTAGTTACTTCAGCTAATACTTCTACCAGAACTTTAACTGTATCAAGAGGATACGCAGGTACAGATGCTGCTTCTCATGCAGATGAAGTTAACTTATATGTTAATCCTACGTTCCCTCGTAAGTCTGTGTTTGATGCAGTAGCTGATAACATCGAGAGACTATACCCAAGTTTATATAATGTAACTACAACTAATGTAACTTCTAACTCTACCTTTGCAGAAGTACCAGCAACTACAGTTCTTGTAATTAATTCTTATGTACAGAACTCTTCTGGTGCGCAATATACATCAGCAGGAATAGAGTTACTTACTAACTTCCCACCATCTTCAACAGGTGCAGCTGTACAGTTTTCTAATACATCACTAGGTAAAACAGTTTACTTAGTTGTTAAAAGAAAATTTGCTAGACCATCTACTGAAACAGATGACTTAACAACTTTATGTTTGCTAGAAGATAACTACCAACAAATTGTTATGGTAGGAGCAGTAGCAGATATTATGGGAGCAACAGATGTAGATGCTTCTACACAAGAATTTATTACAGAGAAATTAGCTGCAGAGAGTTACCCAGTTGGTTCTGGTGAAAGATTAAGAAACGCTTTGCTAAGATTAAGGTCGTTACTTATTGATGAAGCAAGAGGAGATTTACGCAGCTTATATCCACAAGCAGTAGCAATAAGCAACATTAACTACAGTGCATAATGTCTGTATTACCTTCACCCTCTAATACATCTGAACCTAAGTCACAAGGATTTGAAGCAAACCTAGATGATTTATTCTTACGCTTTGCTGTTGGACCAGGAAGGCAGATGAATATAAACACTGCTCCTCTCCAGGCACAAGCTATACAAACATCAGAAACACCAGAAGATTTCCAACAGGAGTTTGGTCAAATATTCTCCAGGACAGATTTTGCTGGTGGTGGTGGTTTAGACAAAGCACATAGAAGAAACGCAGCTGATACAGATTTCTCTAGGTTTTGGGATAGTAAAGGTATCGATGTCTTTAGCGGCAAAGAAGCTGGTGAAGAATATAAAGTATCATTACTCCACGATACTGATGAAGTACAAACATCTAGTGAAACAAATCTTTACATGCAAGAGTTAGGTGGAGAAATATTTTATGCTTCTGGAGCTGTACTAAAAATAATAGCAACACCATTAACAGGTAGTGCTGCAGATGATGGAACTCCTAGTGGTGGCAATAACATTACTGGTATGGCTATCTTAGGAACTAAATTATACCTAGTAGCTAATGGAGATATCTATATAAGAAACAGTGCTGGTAGCTATGCAGTACATAACAATCACAAAACTTTTGACAATATATGGAGTATGAAAGGTAGATTAGTTGCAAGTGGCACCAATGGAGAACTTTATGAAGTAACAGATACTTCTAATCCAGCAACAATAAAAGCATTACCAACAGGTAGTTCTTGGACAGATGTTACAGATGGTGGTGCAGTAGTTCTTGCTTGTGCAGATGATGGCTATATATATTCTTTAGCAGATGAATCATCTACATTAACAATTAAAGGACAAACTTTTGTAGAAGGTGAAGTACCTAATGCAATAGATGCAGCACAAGGATTTATATTCTATGGTACTTATCAGAACACAGCTAGTGGAAAGATAGGTAGATTATATAGAGCAGAGATAACTAATGCTAATAGTTTATATGTCTTGATTAATGCACAATTAATAAAACAATGGGGTGATGGAGCTTCTACTTTAGACCAGGCACCATACAGAATTATATCTACAAGAGATAGTATCTATACAGGTATTATTGATAGCGCTAGCAAAACTAATTTGTGGCGATACTACTTACCAACAGGTGGTATAGCTAGAGACTTAGAGTTTGCTGAAAGCGGCATTGTTAAAGGTATAGCTGTTTTCTCTGATAGATTGTTTTCTACTGTATCTGCTGGTGGTTCTTATAGAGAAAGTACAAACTACGTAGCTACAGGATATATCATTACACCGCTTGCAGATTTCTTTACATCAGAAAAGAAACAGTGGGTAGGTGCAAAGCTAAATACTAATGTAGTAAATTCTGGTTCAGTAAAGTTATACAGTTCTACTATTGCTTCTGATATAAATAATCCAACAGCTACCACATGGTCCGAACAAGTATCTGTATTTTCTGGTACTGGTGGAGATGAAGAGGTTATGACTCTAGTAGATGGTAGATGGATAGCAGGTAAAATAGAACTTAATACTGATGATGTTACACAAACACCAGAGATGTTAGCTTTTGCTATTAGAGGTTTCCAGTTAGTCAATGACTTAGTTGTTGATATGCCTATTAATATATCGGACCAAGTAGAGCGACCATTCAGAAAAGCTTTAAGAGTTAATGGTCAAGGTGATTTGGTTTACCAGGCGTTAAGAAATAAAGAAGGTAAGAATGTTCAATTAGAGATATTCAGACCAGATACTTTATTACGAGGTATAATAGAAAATGTTAGCAGTCCTATTGAGGAGATAAGTCCTAGAGGTTCTGTTACAAGCTATTGCTTAGTTAGATTTAGAGGTAGTAAAGTAATACAAACTTCAACATCTGGAGTAGGATTAGGAATAGAACTATTAGGAGTAGGAAAACTAGGATAGAATGACAGCACAAGAAACTAACTTATTAAACGCTTATGAGACAACCTTAACAGGTACTATCGGTGCATCTGACTTAACTCTTACAGTAAACTCTGTAGTAGATTCAGCTTCTAATACATTAACAGCACCTTGTTATTTAGTTTTAAATCCAGATAGTGCAACTAATAGAGAAGTAATCCTTGTAACTAGCATTAATGTTGGTACAAAAACACTGACACTAGACAATATAAACAAAAGATTTTTAACAGGTTCTGCTGCAACATCTGGATTATCACATGCTTCTGGTTCTGTTGTACGTATGTCTCCACTTCAACAACACATAGAAGATTTAAACGACAGAATAGATGTCAACTTTAACACAGCTGGTACGCAAATAGTTGCAGGTAATGCAGTAAAAGATGAAGATGATATGTCATCTGATAGTGCAGTACATGTATCAACGCAGCAGTCTATTAAAGCTTATGTGGATAGCCAGGTAACAGCACAAGACTTAGACTTTACTGGTACAACTGGTACAGGACAAGTAGATTTAGATAGTCAAACATTAAACATTGTTGGTACTACTAATGAA